AAGAGGACGGTTAATGAGTACTAGCATACCTGCAGTTGATACTGAATTAAATATTAAACACGCATTGTTGTTAGATTTAACATTTGGGGCCAATGTGTATTATGTTAGTTCAGCATTTAAGCCTATCACATTTGATGGCAATACATACACTGAGTTAGGTTCTTTTTTACAATTAGGTGAAATACAAGAAGATATTAAAACCACAAACGGTGATATTGGTATAACACTAAGTGGTGTACCGCAAGAAAACTTAGATGCTGTACTTGACACAAAAGTAAAAGGTGGTGAAGTAATAGTACGCAGAGCATTCTTTAATGATGATTTAAGTCTAGACGCAGGCAATGTAGTACAAAGGTTTAAAGGTATTATTACCAACTTACAAATTGAAGAAAATTACGATTTATTAGAAGGCGAAAGAACAAACACTGTGAGCGTGAGTTGCAGTAGCATAGTAACTATATTAGAAAACAGAACAGCAGGACAACGCACATCACCAATAGACAGAGATAGATTATTCCCAGGCGATCAAACATTTAAGCGAGTACCAGATTTACACAATATACAATTTGACTTTGGTAGAGAATCAAATGGTGCAGGTGGATCAGGTGGTGGTGGATATGGCGGTGGTGGTGGCCGCCGAGGCTTTAATCCATTCCCAGGTAGTATGTTTTAAGATAAAGGTATAAAGATATGAAGATAAGAAGAGCAACAATACAAGATTTTGATAGAATAATGGAGATGATGATTAATTTTGCTAACAGTTCACCATTAAAAGCACACCATAATCCACAGTACAATGATACATATGTGAGAAGACTGTTATGCGAAGTAATCAAAAACGGATGTTTAATAGTAGGTGAGCACGAAGGACGCATAGAAGGTATGTTAATTGCTTATATAAATCAGGATCCATGGTTACCAGAAGTCAAAACATTAAGAGAATGGGCTTGGTGGGTTGAAGAAGAATATAGACACACCACATTAGGGTATAAATTACTTAAGAAATACATAGAGTATGGTACTAAGTTAAAAGAAGCAGGCATTGTTGATGAGTTTATGCTCACAATGATGGATATATCACCAGAGTTAGGCTTAGAAAAGCGTGGCTGGAGTAAAGTAGAGCACAATTTTGTGTACCAAGGAGTTTAGATGGCAGTTTTTACAGCAATAGCAAGTGCAATCGTAGGTGCTATCACAGGAGCAGGTTTTGCCGCAACATTTAGTGGGTTCTTTGCAGGTACACTAGGTATAGGTGCCACAATTGGTGTTGCTTTAGTATCAGGTGGTTTAGGAATGGCCACAGCAAAACTATTAGGACCCAAAGTTCCCAGCATACAAGCGGCCAAAGATCCAGGTGTAAAAGTACAATTACAACCTAGCACAGATAATAGAGTGCCAGTGTTTTATGGTAGGGTAAACACAGGTGCAATTGCAGTAGATGCTGGTATCAAAAATAGAAACAACACAATGGTGTATGCGTATGTTATCGGTGAGAAAACAGACACTGGCTCATACACTATAAACAACATATACAGAGGTGATGCTAAACTTAATTTTAGTGGTGCAAGTGTTACCAGTATCACAGACCCTAACGCGACATCAACTAACAATGTAAATGGTAAAATGCGTTGTAGAGTGTATGCAGGTAACGCACAAAGTTCGGTTAACCAAATATTCCCAACAACAGGCAAAGTAGCCGCACAAACATTATTATCAACAATAGACAGTAGCACAAATTACGAAGACTTAGTTTATGCAATATTTGAAGTAGATTATGACGCAGAAAATGGTCTTACAGGATTGGGTCAAATCACTTATGATATCACAAACAGTTTAACTAACCCTGCTAATGTATTATTAGATTATTGTCAAAATGATCGTTATGGTGCAGGACTAACCAATGATGAGTTAGATGTATCAAGTTTTGATGCTATGTTCGATTATTGTTCAGAGCAAGTAGATTACATATCAACAGCAAATGTAACACTACAACACAATAGATGGCAAATTGATGGTATGGTAAGCACATATCAACCAGTCAAAGAAAACATCGATAAACTGTGTCAAAGTAGTAGCACATTCTTTTCATATAATCCTAAAGTAGGAAAATTTGCAGTAGTGCCTAACAGAGCGGCTACCACAGCAGAAAAGAATGCGGCTTATGTTTTTGATAATGATAATATTATAGGTAAAATTGATATTGCTTCAACAGAACTATACAGTATGTACAACAGTATCGAAGCAGAATATCCTGCAGTAAATCAAAAAGATCAAACCAGCACAGTTCTTGTTACCACACCTAGTGGTGATCGTAATGCTAACGAACCTGATAATGGGTTGAACACTAGATATGACTTAGTCAACGATGCACCTAGGGTTAAGAATTTAGCAAACATTGATTTGCGTCAAAGTAGAGTTGACCAAGTACTTACATTTGATGCAGACTATAGTGCAATACAAGTTGATGTAGGTGACATAGTAAAAGTCACAGAACCCACATATAATTTTAGTAATAAATTGTATAGGGTTATGCGTACAATAGAAAAAGAACAACCTAACAGTATGTTAACAGTTAGTGTGGTACTACTAGAATACAGTGACGATGTGTACGCACACGAAACAGTACAAAGTCAAACACCGCCCGGACTAAGTCTTATACCAGGCTGGTGGACAGGCATATGGGGTAATATTGATTACTCAAACATAGCAAACATTATTGGCAATATAACCATTGTAGATGATCCGCTAGGTAATGTTGCAAACATTGTAGATCCACCAACAGGTAATATTGTAGGTAATGTAGATATTGGTAATGTAATATACGGACCAGGTGCAGGTGGACCAGGTATACCAAGTATCAACTTCCCTATCACAATACCAAATATACCTGACATTGATAAAATACTTGCTAACTTAAATTTACCAGGTACTGGCAACTATGAGCCAGAGATGCAAACAATCTTCCCAACAACAGGCAGTACTTTTACACCCGGGGAAGTAATTAATGTATCTATACCGCAGCCAGATCCAATACCACAAGATCCTGCCTTCCCAGTAGGACCATTATCACCTGATCTATTAGCAGAATTAGAATTAGAATTTGGTAGTAATTTTGGCAACAGAAGTATAAAGAGTAACACAGCAAACATAGTATTAAATAACAGAGGTGGTATTACCAGAGGTACAATAGGTGATGTACAGGCTGGATTACAATATGATGAAACAGACTCAAACACCGCTGTAGCAAACAGCCAAATAGTTGACGCAACATTGTTCACTGAAAATAGTAGAATTACTCCAGCAGATCTTATTGACCTAGGCGGAATGGACTATGGATTGTTTAGTGCAATCAACACAGCACAGCCTTTAGGTGGTATTGACCCAGGTGGCAACCAAGTGTCATATATACCAAGTAGGCGTGTGGGTTATCAAGAATTTGATATTGATGCAAATGGCAAATATACAAAAAATGCAAATGTAGAAATAGACAAATATTACTTCCCTGCAGGTATACAAGCCAGTGGCATTACTTCAATACCTATTTTAACAGAAAACTTTAAGTATGAAATATCACCCGCAGAAGGTAGTGATATAGCAGTATCATTAGGCTTACCACCAGCAAGTGCTACTAAAGCCTATGTGCCAACCGCAATGATTATAGAAAATTGGGGTAACAGTGATTTAGCAGATCCAGGTTCCTCTGTGCGTGGTTTCAATGTCACAAACTTAGACAAGCGTATTACTAAATCAGATGTATATTTAGATATTGGAGGATTCTTTTAATGGAAAAATATGTATTATACAACAATGTTACCGGCAATATTTATTATATTAAGAAAATTAAAGAAGCCAAAGCAATAAAATTATGTGAACTAAATGCTAATATGAATATGAGTTACATATTAGAAAGTGCAATCACTGGCTCGGTGACTGACAGTAGAACACAAGAATTAGATTTAAGCACAACACCTCCCAGTGCTAGACATTTACCGGATTATGCACCTAGTGCAAGTGATTTAGCAAAACAAAAAAGAAATGCACTGCTCACTGCCTGTGATTGGACACAAGGTGCTGACTCACCACTTAGCGATGCCAAAAAAGCAGAGTGGCAAACATATAGACAAGCATTGCGAGACTTTGATTATGCCGGTGTTACACAAGATTTTGGCATTGTATGGCCAACACAACCAAGTTAAGGATATAAAGATATGATATATGATGGATTAATATTGAAAATGTTCGATGAAGATGGGAATTACATAGGACACCCAAGTAGAAAATTACTTGTGAATGCTGAAGTTATAGACATCGATGAATATGCGGCTAACAGTAACGGTCGTTTAGTGCTACCAGACGCTGAATAGTTGTGGAGGCTGATGTCTTCCTAAAGGCTAGTAACAATTGGTCTGACAAAAAAGAAACTATGAGCGGCAGTGGCTCAACTATAGAACACACCAGTAACATAAGACGCAACTTACCTAAACTGTTAAAAGAATACAACATTAAAACAATGTTCGATGCACCTTGTGGTGATGGCAATTGGATCAAAGAATGTGATTTAGGTAACACCAAATACAGTGGTGGTGATTTAGTGCCTAAGTTTGTTGAAGTAAACCCAATGCCAAATGTAAGTGTATTTGATATCACCATAGACACATTCCCAGTTGTTGATTTATGGATGTGCAGGGCTTGTTTATATCACCTTAGTATAGAAGATATAACAACAGCAATTGATAACTTTAAAAATAGCAATATCAAGTATGCACTCATAACTAGTCACACAGGCAAAACAGGTGGTGATATAGTCACTGGCGGTTTTAGAAGGTTAAACTTAGCAGAATATGATTATTTTGGACTAGGCAAACCCATAGATAAATTTAATGATGTACTTTATAACAATATGCAAGAAGAAATGCTATTGTTCGGTAAATACTAGAAGCGGAGAGAATAATATGCCATTAGGTAGTAGCAAAATTGCAGTTAACAAAAACAATACATACAGTGGTTCCGGCACTGGCTTAATACCTGTGGTAACTATTACTGACACTATTAGTAATGCTAGTGTTTCAAGTATAGATTATAGAACTATAACATACGATATAACATCAAACAGACCAAATACTAGATTTTCATATGTTATGGACGGTAATATAGCAGGTTCTGATTTTACTGACGGTGTTATACAAGCAGATTTTACCACTGATGCAAACGGTAACGCACAAATAGTAAAAGATGTTACTACCACAGGTGGTGATAATTTAGATTTTCAATTAATTGTAACAAATGGTATATTCCCAGGAAATACAACACTTGCAACTGGTAATATTAATATAATTTATTCGGTAGAATACCCTGATATCACAGGTGGTACTGTTGAAACAGTTAATCTAGGTAATTTATATTTAGATGGTAATTATCACACATTCGAAGGCAATGATACACTTACAATTAATAGCACAGGAACTCTAACAACAAGTGTATTTAAATCGTTTATAGGATATAATGACTCAGATTCTTATTATTACAATAATTTATTTAGAGTATTTGCTCTAGGCGGAGGTGGCGGTAGTGCCAACATACCCGATGGGTCAGGCGGATTTGTTGCCGCCGGTGGTGGTGGTGGTGGTACTTGGTCTGTATCAGCAACAGATGTAGATAATCTATCAAATATATCATACACAGCAAATGTAGGAGCAGGTGGTTTAAGTGTATCGGTAATTGATACACCCGGCGGTTCAGGCGGCAATACTGTTATATTTGGTGGCACTGGATTTGAAATAAGTGTACCAGGGGGTACTGGTGGTACTGGAGGATCTAGTGCAGATGGCGGTAACAGCAGTTTATTTGTCGGTGGTTCGGGTGTACAAACCGCTAATTTAAATTATAACGCTGGTGGTGGCGGAGGCGGATTAGGCAAAGAAGGCCAAGACGGTCAAGTCTTAGGTGCAATAACTCCAAGAGGTGGCGGATCAGGCTCTGTCCCAGATCAAGATTTCGGCAAAGGTACCTCAATTGCTTATTATGAAAGAGCCGATTATGCAGGTTCAACGATGGGCGGCGGCAAATATGGTCAAGGTGGTGGCGGTAGTGCTACTCGTGGCGATGGGCCAGCATACGGTGGTGCTATGATCGGTGGCGGGGGTGGTGGAACCGGTAGACCAGGTATAAATCTTACACAACCATCCAACGGCGCTGATGGACTAGGTGGCGGCTGTGGTGGTGGAATGGACAAAGGCGGCAATGGCTTATTACAAATTAGATATCCTGCAGGAACTGATTTTAGATTTATTTCGAATGTTGATTTGTCCTAAAAATTGACATATTGCATAAATAGTATTAAATTAATTTCGATAATACCTTAGTGTTATCGTCTAATCCCTTAGGAGT